ATGGGTTGTGCAGTAGGAGATAGTAATGGCGGATACATATACCACTAACCTTAACCTGACGAAGCCTGAAGTTGGCGCGTCTCGTGATACGTGGGGCACGAAGACAAACGGTGACTGGGACATCGTTGATGGTCTCTTTAACGCTGCCGGTAATGGCACGTCAGTTGGTCTGAATATCGGTACTGGTAAGACTTTGACGGTTACCGGAACTCTCACGGGTGCTGGTGTCTCGACATATCTTGCATCTCCTCCAGCGATTGGTGGAACTGCGGCTGCTGCGGGTAACTTCACGACACTCGGTGCAAGCGGTGACTTTACCATGTCCGGTACCGGTCAGATGAAACTCGCATCTGGCACAACGGCACAGCGTTCTGGATCGCCGACTGCTGGTATGATACGGTTTAATACGAGCAACACTGCATTTGAAGGCTATAACGGTTCCGCATGGGGTAATATCGGTGGCGGTGCTGCTGGTGGTGGTTCAGATGCAATCTTCTGGAATAACGGTCAGACTGTGAACACGAGCTACAGCATTCCTGCGAGCACTAACGCTGGTACGTTCGGGCCAATTACGATTGCGAGCACGGCAACAGTGACTATTCCTTCTTCATCTAGCTGGACTGTGGTGTAATCATGGGTAATTTAACTCTTAACGGCGCAACAAGCGGACAGCTTACTCTTGCTCCTCCGGCAGTAGCGGGAACGAATACGCTTACGCTTCCAGCTCAAACAGCAACAGTTCTTACCGATTCCTCTGGCGTATTAAACATTGGATCAGGCCAAGTTTATAAAGATGCCAGCGGCAACGTCGGTATTGGGACGAGTTCGCCAGCAAACCAATTAAGTGTTGTTGGAGCAGGTCAGGCAACTGCATCATATAATACAACAACAAGTCTTGGTGGATCAATTATACTTGGGGATACTGGATCATCATCTGGTAACGGTGGCGCTGTTGTTTTTGGCGCAAATAGCCAAGCATGGCGTTTTGCGGCAATAAAAGGAATTGTTACAAACGGAGGCGGCAACAGCCAAGGCGATATCGCTTTCTCAACAAGATATAGTTCAGGTGATTCAACATTAACAGAAGTAATGCGCGTCACCTCCAGCGGCAATCTGCTGGTGGGGACAACGACTAGCGGTGGGTGGTCTGGAGACGGACGGCTTGTAGGCGTAAAGGCTAACGGTGCTGGATGGGGCGGTTCATTTTATAAAACTGCCGATGTAAATGTTGCTGGTGGCGCTGCTTTATTTAGAGTTGATAATGCGACATCGATGTATGCGGCTTTTTATTATACGGGAACACAAACCGGTTCAATTTCAACAAACGGAACAACAACTGCTTTTAATACGGCTTCAGATTATCGTTTAAAAGAAAATGTCACGCCAATAACAACGGGATTGGCAACTGTCTCCGCTCTTAAACCCGTCACTTATGACTGGATCAGCGACAAGTCAAAGGGAGAGGGTTTTCTTGCCCACGAGTTGCAAGAAGTTATTCCTGCCGCTGTTACAGGTGAAAAAGACGCTATTGACGAAGAAGGCAATATAATGCCTGCACTTCTTAAAACTACGCAAATCCAAGAACCGTCATCAGCGACAGTAAACCTGACGCTTGATACTCTTGGTAATGCCTCATTTGCTGGGATGCCTTATGGCGCATCGTCCTTCCTCCGCAATCGCATCATCAATGGTGATATGCGTATTGATCAGCGCAATGCGGGAGCGAGTGTTACACCTGCAAGTGGTGCATATACGCTTGACCGCTGGGCTGTTGAAATGAGCCAAGCATCAAAGTTTACAGTTCAGCAAAACGCTGGTTCTGTAACTCCTCCTACAGGTTTTTCTAATTACTTAGGTATTACTTCTACATCTGCTTATACAGTTGGTGCATCAGAGTATTTTGTTATTGGGCAGGCTGTTGAAGGATTTAACTCTGCTGATTTTGCATGGGGTTCAGCCAGCGCACAGACAGTTACGCTTTCATTCTGGGTACGTTCAAGCCTTACTGGGACATTTGGTGGTACGCTTCTCAGTAATTTAGCAAGCCGTAATTATGTATTTAGTTATACAATCAATGCTGCGAACACGTGGGAACAGAAAACAGTAACCATCACAGGTGATACATCTGGCACATGGCTAACCAACAATGGTGCTGGAGTGTATGTTAGATTTTGTATTGGTGCTGGTGCATCAGTTGTAGGATCTGCTGGATCATGGTCAGCAACTGTAAACCGTTCTGTTACAGGTCAAACATCAGTAGTCGGCACTAACGGCGCAACCTTCTACATCACAGGCGTTCAGCTTGAAGTAGGCTCCGTCGCCACACCGTTTGAACGGCGGCTGTATCCACAAGAGTTAATGTTTTGCTACCGTTATTATCAAAATAATTTTACAGGGCTTTTGAGTGGCGTTGCTGTAACTAGTAACCAAGTTGTTTTAAATGGAGTTTTAATAGTTCCAATGAGAACAAGTCCAACTGCTAGTTTGTCGTCGGGGACAACAATAGCATTAGATTGTCGGTATATTGGAAATGCTACAACGACACCGACGCTGGACGTTTATTCAAATACTTATTTTAGCGCTAGAGGTGTAATATCAGGCCAAACCGTTCCTACAGGTAATGCTATTGTTTTTACTGGAAGCAATGTTCAGGTTTCTGCGGAGTTATAATTATGTATAGCAATGCTCAATATACTTTTTACCTTGGGACAAAAAATGGCATCCGCGTTGAGATAAACGGCATGATTTCATTCGTCCCACTTGATCCCGCCAACTCTGACTACGCTGCTATCATGGCCCTCGTCGCGGAAGGCAAACTCACCATTGCGGAGCATAACTAATGCCTATTACGATTAACGGAACGACTGGTATCGCTGGCGTAGATGGTTCTGCTGGAACCCCTGCTGTCCAAGGCACTGATACTAACACGGGTATCTTTTTCCCTGCCGCTGATACTGTTGCTATCTCTGCCGCTGGCTCTGAGGACTTCCGCATTGGACCTGCTGGTCAGATCGGTATTCAGGGTGCGAATTACGGCACATCTGGGCAGGTTCTCACATCTGGTGGCGCTTCTGCTGCACCGTCATGGTCAACACTTTCTTCTGGTGGAACGCTCATCCGCGCACCGCAAATCCTGACAAGCGGTACGTCATACACAACACCGTCTAACTGCACGAAGATTTATGTTGAAGCGGTTGGTGGTGGAGGGGGAGCAAGTTCTAACGGTGGCGGTACTGGGGGTGGCGGCGGAGCTTATTGCGCAAAGTATTTCACAGTTACTGGGAATACATCATATACATATGCAATAGGATCGGGCGGGACGTCAGGCGGCGGTACTGGAGGAAATACAACATTTACTGTTGGAGCAACAACTATTACGGCAGGTGGAGGGCAAGGCGGTAGTGCAACTCCTACCGCAGCAGGCGGTGGTGGTTCTGCATCAAATGGTGACTTTAACGTGACAGGCGGGACTAGCGGCAGAGGCGATGGGAATAGCGGAACTTACGGAGCTGGTAGTGGTGGCTCTGCTGTTTTTGGCTTTGGGGGAAGAAACGGAAGCGCCGCTACCGGTTATGGCGGTGGCGCTGGCGCAGGCTATGGCGGTAGCAGTCAATCAGGCGTAATTAGAGTTTGGGAGTACACCTAATGATTGGCGGTCCAATGCAAATGGCTCCTGTTAACGGTAATCCTCAACGTTGTGCGCTTGTTCAAAATAGCGACAACACGGTGATCAATATCATCATGGCTGACCCTTCAGTTGACCCAGCTCCTGCTGGTTGCACTCTTGTCGGATTGCCCGATGATTCGCCCGTGTCTTTTGGTTGGATCTATGACCCAGCGACTGGTCAGTTTACTGATCCTAATCCACCGGCACCCCCAGAAGAAACACCAGTAGTCTAATAGGTGAATCATGTCCGATGAACTGAACCAGCAAATAGGGCGCATGGAAGCTCAAATCGAGATGCTTCATCGTGACATGGGCGAACTTAAGACTGAGGTTAAATCTATTACTTCTGCCATGAACCGGTGGAAGGGTGCTGGCGCTATTCTTATGATTATTGGCGTAGTGTTTGGGTTCTTCGTTGACTTGGTATTTAAAGCGTTAGGTCGATGAATGGACCCAATTACACTAATTGCAACAGCGACAGCCGCTTACAATGGGCTGAAAGGTGCTATTGCTGCCGGTAAAGAAATACAGGAAATGGCACAGGATCTCGGATCTCTGTGGAACGCTGTCGGTCAACTAACGCATATTGCCGCTACGCCGCCAAAGAAACGCTTATTCTCTAATCCTGCCGAGATTGAGAAAGAGGCAATGGAGCGATACGCCGCGAAAGCAAAAGCGTTCAAGATGCAGGAAGAGATCAAGAATCTCTTCATCTCTGTCTATGGTATACACGCATACGAGTCAGTTCAGCGCGAAGTAATCGAGATCCGCAAAGAGGTCGACCGTCAGCACCGTGAAGAAGAGCGGATCGCCGCAGAACGCAATGCAGAGCTTAGAGACGCTGCCGGGCTATTCTTAATCGTAATGGGTTTAGTGTTAGCAATGGGTATCGTCGGTTTTCTTCTACTGATTAAGCTATAGGGAACTCTCATGGATTTTCTCAAAACATTTGGTCCACTGATTAACTCGGTCGCTCCCACTCTTGCCACAGCTATGGGAGGACCAGTCGCAGGAATGGCTGTGAAAGCCCTGTCTGGCGCTCTTTTCGGTCATCAGGATGCCTCTGACGAAGAAATCAAACTCGCACTGGCAAACCCTACAGCGGAGCAATTAGCAGCGCTGAAGAAGGTCGACGCTGACTTCAAGGTACAGATGAAGTCTCTCGACATCGACTTGGAGCGCATCGCTGCCTCTGACAGAGATAGCGCCAGAAACTACGCAATTATGACTCACGACCTTACACCGCGTGTCTTAGCGGTTATCGTTGTCGTGGCATGGGGATGCGTCCAGTG